GAAACGGTATGACGAATTGCAGGCAGACGGTGTGGAGCTGCCAGGTGTTAACCCGGGTGAGCGTTCTGCCCAGGGGACTGCTGCCGGTGCTGGTGCAGGGGATGATAGCACCGGTGAGCGTGGTTCTGATCCTGCTATCCCTGCCCAGCAACTCCCTGCCGATGTGCAGGGCGAAGTCAATCGTGCCCTGGCTGCTGATTCCCAGCGGCGTACAGACATTGAAGATCGTGTCCGGGTTGCCGGGCTCATGGATGAGGATGGCGGCGCCTTTGTCCGTAACATGCTCAACGATCCCGCCTTTACCGTGGAGCGTGCCTCCCAGGCCATCTTCAAAAAGATGAAAGAGCGGACTGTACCCCTGGGTACCGGTGCCTACGGATCTGTTGATGTCGGTACCGAGGCCAGTGAAAAGTTTCGTGCTGCCGTTAAAGATGGACTTGGCCTGCGTTCAGGACTCAGGATCGCAAAGCCTGCCCCTGGTCACCGTGAATTCCGTGGCCGCTCTCTCACCGGCATTGCCCGTCAGTGTATGGAAATGGCAGGGGTCAATGTCAGAGGTATGACTCGTATGCAGCTGGTAGGCCGTGCCTTGGCCGCTGGTTCAACGTCTGATTTCCCAATTCTTCTGGCAGGTCTGGTCGGCAGTCATCTCCTGCAGTCCTATAACGAGTGGCCTGCCACTTTTCGTCCTTTCGTGGCTGTTGGTGATGCCAATGACTTCAAAAATATCCATGCCTTGAAGATGTCAGAGGCTCCGGATCTCATGGATCTGAATGAAAACGGCGAGTACAAGACGGCCTCTTTCTCCGAGTCAGGAGAAAATTATCGGGTGGTCACCAAGGGTCGCATTGTGTCCCTGACCAGACAGATGATCATCAATGATGATCTGCGGGCCTTCACCCGTATCCCTCGCCTTTTCGGTTCTGCCGCCAAGCGTATGGAGGGTGATGCAGTCTACAGCCTGATCACGGCCAACGGTGTCATGAGTGACGGGGTAGCCCTGTTTCATGCAGACCACAAAAACCTTGGTACCGCTGCCGCTCTGTCTTCCGATTCTCTTGGGGCAGGTCGTGCCATGATGCGTAAGCAGACAGGAATGAAAGGGGCGTCAGTAGATGTTACCCCGGCATTCCTGGTTACCACAGTTGATGCCGAGCTGGACGCAGAGATCCTGCTCCGCTCTGCTGCCCTGCCTGATGACAACAAATCTGCAGGCGTCCATAATCCATGGGCTGGAAAACTGACTCCGATCGCGGATCCCCGTCTTACCGGTACCGCTTGGTATCTCCTGGCCCATCCGGACCAGTTTCCGATGATCGAGGTGGCGTATCTGGAAGGAGAGGAGCAGCCATACGTGGATGAAGAGCTGGACTTTAATTCAGACGCTCTCAAGATCAAGGTCCGTCACGACTTCGGTGCCGGTGTTGTAGACCATATTGGCGGCTATAAGAACGCAGGCGCATAAAAGGACAGTTGAGGGTGGACAGTTGCTGTCCGCTCTCAATCATAATTTTCAACTCAATTTGGAGTTTTTCTCATGGCACAGAATCACGTACAGGAAGGGGCGGCAATGCCCTGGACCAATGGCACAGGAGCTGATGTTGTATCCGGCCAGGCTGTCAATGTTGCTGATATGGTCTGCGTTGCGGCCGGCGATATTGCCGACGGTGAGTCCGGCATCCTTTTTACCGAGGAGGTTTTCACTCTTCCAAAAACTGCGGCCCTGGCTATCGGGCAAGGCGCAATCGTTTATTTCGACGTCGCTGCTGGTGAAATCAATCTTACCAATACCAATCCGGTGGCCGGCAAGGCCTTTGTTGCTGCCCTGGCAGCAGACACCACCGTCCAGGTAAAACTGGGAGCCTGATAAATGGCAGATGAGCGCACCCATATGGCTGCAGATCTGGCCACAGCCCTGGCAGAGCCAAACGGTCCTGCCGTGGATATCGTCCTGGATGGCGTACCTCTCCGCGCCTTTGTCCAGGACATTGCTTTCCAGGACTGCCCCTACGAAGGGGTGGTCCTGGAGCGCAAGGGTATCACCCTGCAGCTGGGTACAATTCAGGCACCTGTCCCCACACAGCAGATGGCCATGGATTCCATCCTTTATACTGTGGAATCCTCCCTTCAGGTCTTTCCGGCCCTGGAGATAATCCTCACCAGGTTTGCCTCATGACATCAATTATTGCCGATATCGATGATCTGCAGGCATTGGTTAAGACCGTGAAGCTGTTGCCCAAAGGATTGGAAAAAGCAGTTACCCGGGCGGTCAATAAGAGCCTGACTTCTACCCGTGCCTACATGGTCAAACTGGTGCGGGAGGATTATGCGGTCAAGGCTTCAGATGTCCGCGGTGAGTTAAGAATTAAAAAAGCTACCTGGAGAACGCTTGAAGGGCACGTCCTTGGCGTCAGTTCTCCTGGTATCCCGCTGCTCTCGTTTGTCCGTGGCTCTAAAAATGCCCCATCAACCAGACGGCTCAAGTCTGGCGCCTACCGGCCTGCAGTGGGAGTGCCGGTGCTGATCAGGAAGAGTAAGGGCAAGAAGCCGGCAAAAGGGGTCTTCCTGCAGCGTATGTCTTCCGGACACATTGGTGCCTTTAAACGTATAGATTCCATGCAGGGCAACTGGTGGAAGGCTTCCCGTGGCGGAAAGCAGAGAATACGGGAGGCCTTTGGACCATCTCCCATGAAAATTCTTTCGTCTGATTATTACGATGAGCTGATAGATGATTTTGCCGATGATGCCTTTTCGAAAAACCTGCACCGTGAGGCGGAACATGTGCTCAGACAACACGGGTTGCTATGATTGAGCTGCTGACAGCCATACAGACAAAGCTGGTTGCCATCCTGGCCGGGCAAGAATTTTCTAACCCGGCAGGCGGTGTCTCTGTGCCAAATGTCAAAATCGGCGGCCTTTATCCGAAACGATCAGGGGAGCCGGCTGACGAGGATTTCCCGTGGGTTGTGGTTCTGCCCATGGGCGGGTCGAAGGATCCACGGGAAGGGCGGGGGACTGTGCAGATTGTTGCCGGTATCTGGACTGACGGTGACGTCCTTGAGGGCTTTACCTCCATTGATCGGATGACGGAATTATTGCTCACCATTTCCGAGGATCGCGGATTCTCTCCATACCGACTCTCTTTGCCGGTGCCCTGGCAGTTAGGCGACAAGGACGGCCAGCACCCGCACCCATACTATCTTGTAACCATCAGCCTGTCTTTTGTGCGGACTGATTTCTGTTAACTTTTAAAAAATATTGAGGAAAAACAATGGCAGCAAAAGCATATGCAGGAGTCGGTTGTGTCTATATGGCAAGTGTTGACTCAGCAGGGACAAAAACAGGCAACTGGCTCAAGGTCGGCAATGCCTATCCGCTCTCAGTCAAGGTGAACACCGAGCAGCAGAAACAGATATCTCGGATGTGTGATACCGCAGGTCAGATCCTGGCAGTCAAGACGGAGATCACCGACACCGTTGGCTCCCTGGTCCTGAAAGAGTGGGATGCAAAAAATCTGGCCATGGCCCTCTCCGGGTCAGCTGTCCTCATGTCCGGAGTCGGAGCAGATGTGGCGGCTGAGGCAGTTACGGCAGTTGATGCCGGCGAATATGCCGAGCTCGCCCATCCGGATGTCTCTGCAGTGGTGGTCAAAGATGTGACAGATGCCACCACCTATGTGCTCGGGACTGATTATGTCCTGAATGCAAAGCTGGGGCTGATCTCTATCCTGGCCGCTGGTGCCATAGCAAAAGATGACGTCCTGCACATTGACTACACCTATGCAGCCGAGTCCGGTTACCAGATTAATGTCGGCACAACTGCACAGAAGAGGGTGGCCATCAAGGCAAATCTGCGTGATGAATTTGACTCCAGCCGTGAATTTCTGCTGGAGATAGACTCTGCCGTGCTGGCATCGAGTGCGGAGATCAATTTTATCTCAGCCCCTGGATCCGAGGGCGAAGAATTGCCGTTTACCATGACTCTGGAGACAGTCTCCGGACAGACTTCTCCAATGCGTGTCAAGTGGGTGAATTGATGGAAAGTAAGGTCGTAGAACTTGGAAAGGAAAAATTCAC